GTTGATAGTTCGTACTGTAGACGGAACTTTGTTGTTGTAAGTTCGATCTTTGTGAATGCTGGAGCACTGTTTGCACCTGTATCTTCAGCTTGTGTAGCTTTTGTTACAAGACGTGAACCAACACGGATCTTATCCAATTCCATAGTATTTCCACGCATCGTTACCTTGCGACCATCGTTAGCTAGAACCATCTGATCAAAGATGTATTCGATAAACTGTGTAGATTGTGTTGGGTTAAGAACACCACCTGCGTCACCAGAGTTTCCCTGGGCTGTCATAGCACCAGGAGATGTTAGTGGAGAAAGAACTGTACCGCTTGTTGCGGCTTTTTCTAAAATATCACTCATTTTTATTTTTCACCTGCCTTTTATTTTCTAATTTAAGTATTGCGAGGAACTGAGGAAGCGTCCCCCCCATACAGAATCTGACTTCTGTATAGTTGTTTCTGTGGAACTCTCAAGTTCCCCAGATTTCTTTACAGCGGTATCGTTTTCTACAGATTCCAATCTTCCATTAATTGTTTGTACTGCATTTACGATATCCGCCAAACCTTTGTTGATCTCTTCTAAACGAGAATCATTTTCTACAAGCTTATCGGTTAAAGCTTTTGTTACTTCTGCAACAGTGTTTACAACACCATTAACAGCAGCAGCATTTGTTTCGCCACTCTTTGTAAGAGCTTCGCCAACAAAATTTTTGATTTCACTAAGAGTCTTTTCAAGGTCAGTCGCCTCACCACTATCGGTGGAAGCGTCATCTGCAGATCCCTCTGTATCTACGGATGTTTCGACTGTATCTTCTGCTACTTCAACTTCATCAGACTTTGCAATTTCTTCTACTGCTGGAGCTTCTTCAGCTTCAACAATTTCATCAACTACAACTTCTTCTGTTACTTCTACAATTTCTTCAACTGTAGCGTCTTCTGCAACTTCGTTATTTTCAGTCATATCAACACCTCCTTCATTTATTTGTGTGGCAACTAACTTTGCGTCATTTGCCTCATTCACTACTGTGTTAGGTAGAGAAACTTCTGTTTGTACGCCAATAGATTTAAGGACTTTAACTGTCCAAGATCTAAGTGTACTCATTCTATGTCCTACAACTGTTTTAGACGGCTTCCAAGAGTTTCCGTCTTTTTCGTAAACTCTGATAGTTACCGCTGGGTCTTCTGGTGTCCCTGTAATTGTAACACTAGAATTTGGTACTTTAATTTTACCATTAGTTACTACTCTTGTTACTTTACCTCTTGCTGTCCCACCTGAGGAACCCCACTGAACAAAATCTCCAGGAGAATACTCTCCTGCTTTTTTAACATATTTCTTTTTCTTTTTAGGATTTTCTTCAGTTTGAATATCTGAAAATCTTGGATTTTGCTTTGGATATTTCTTTGGAACATCATCACTTGTAATAGTTCCAGGATTATCTGCCTTATGTAGTTCAACTACTTTTGACATCGCTTCTTCAACATTTGCTTTTGTAATTTCGTCAATCCAGCCAATAGATGGAAGATCGGAACTGCATGAAGAGCATGAATATTTTTCTTCATTTGAAAGATATGCCATTTCTTCTTGTTCACACCAGAATACATTTTGAATATTGGACTTGGAAAACATTCCATCAACAACATCACCATCGATTGTTTTCTGAATAGAAAAGATATTGGCAAACTGATTAGCAGGTGAATCAACAAGTGATAGCTCTACCAAATCATATTCTTTAATGATACGAACTGTGTTATTTGTTTCTTCATCTAATTCAGTATCTGTTTCTTTAATTGCACCGCCGATTGAAAAACCAGTGAGTGTACCATCAAGAACCATCTCCCAGATGTCTTGAGCACCCTTAGAAACATAGGTATCTACAAATACTCCCGTATATTGCTTCTTTGTTTCTGGGTCGAAAAAAGTGTCTGATCTAAAAGAAACAACCTTTCCTGCTGGAATAGGTTGGTGCATCAATCTTACATTACCACGAAAGTTTGCAAAAGCTTTTTCTGATGCTTCTGGAAGCACCCTATCGCCTTGTTTGTCAATATTATCAAGTGTTGCAAAGCCAGAAACAATACGCTTTTCTTCATCAATCTTTGAGATTGGCATGGTCAAGTTGACGCTGTTACCATTCATAGAAAGGGAAGCCTTTTGTAAATTAATCATAACACTTTAATTATACAGTGTTTTTCTTGTTACGGTTGTTGTCTACCTTCGCCTTGGGCATTTCTTGCACCAGTTTGACCTTCGTCTGCCTGATTGTTTTGACGTTCTTGATCCCTCAACCGATTTCCAGATGCCTGTGCTGTTTGTTCTGCAGCCTGTTGTCCTGTAAGTTGAACTGGCTCATCTCCCCCAGGAATGCCAGACATCCCCATTCTAGACCTAACTTCATTAGGAAGAATTACTTGCATTCTTAAGTAACGCTCATCAATCTTGGACTGAGTATCTTCATCTGTAAGGGTAAGCTCGTTAAAGTTAAACTTAAACATGTCTGTCTTTTCAGAAATGATTGCAGTAATTCTTTTCTCCAAGGCATCTTGTGCTGGACGAGTAACCTGTTCCTTAAAGCTCTTGTCTGCTTCTTTAGCAGCAGCAAGGGAAAGACCTTCACCTGCACCAACTTTTGTCATCGGAACACGGTGTGCCATAAGGATTTCTTGAAGATTGGATTTACGATACTTATCAAATGATCCGTCTTGTATACCGTTTTCAACGGCTTCCATCTTAACTTCAACCTTAGAACCTGCTTCATCTCCAGGAAGAGGAACGATAAGTGTTCTATGGGATTGCCCACGAAGGTTGTTTTGGAAAAACTCAAATAACTTTGATTCTGCATCTCTGGAAAGTTTTGCTCCCTTAATCCAGAAAATATATCGTGGAGTTGCTTTGTTTTCAAAGTATTCTAGGTTAAACTTTGACGCAAACTCATTACCTGCCATAGCATTTTTTGCAGGAACAATAGCTGGAACACCATAATAATTGTTTGTTGGTGTGTAGTCAGCAAAGTGAATAATTTCATTTGGTCGTGGGTCTATGCCAATAGGGGCTGTTGTTTGATCCTCATCGTGAAAGTTTTTAAAGAATGTAAACTTACCGCCAACAAGTTGGACAAAGCCATCACGAAGTCTACGCACACGCATTGTTGCAGCAGGAATATGACCAATATATCCAATCTCACCAGTTGTTTTTCTACCAATTTCTAGATAACCATTTCCAGTTGTTGCATAATCAAGGTAGACCTTTGTTAGAGTTTCTGTAAATGTTTCGTTATCATTTCTAGTATCTAGCCATTCTAAAACATCTGCCTTTGCACGTTCCAGCTTTTTCCTAGATCTATTTAGTTTATCTGGGTTATCTGATAGGTCTTCTAGCATCTGTTTAACTTTAAGTGATGGGATTAAGTCGTAGCCAAGACCAACAATGTTTGTTACTTTTGCATTAATTGCAGCATAATTAGCAGCCGAAACCTCATAGGTTTTGCCAAGAGCAATAAGATTATATGGTGGCTCTACTACATCAAAAAGACCATAGCCATACTGAAGGAAAACAAGTTGCTTTGATTCTGCATCATCACCGCTAATTCCATTAACTGGTGTTGCATAGGTTGTAGATGAAACACCAATCTGTGCAGCTTTTTCAAGTTTTCTTTTAGTATTACGCTTAAAATTTTGATTAATTCCACGATACTTTAAAAGTTCTGGTGATGCTAGGCTAAACTCATCAACGGTTACAATCTCTGCACTCTTCTGCAAACTATCAATAGCAATGTCTCTTCCCCAAATAGTATGACTTTGGGGTACTTCGTTATCTTCCACTCTTTCGCTCATTTGCAAAAATTTCCTTCCAGTTGTCGGTATCTCCGTAAGGGGTATAACCCTCAGCCATTCTGTCAATATCTTCTCTTGCCTGAGTATCGCTAACTCTTCCAACTCCAGGCATAAACTTTGCTACACCATCTGGTTTGCCCCAGTATGCTGCTGCTTTTGCAAGAGAGTTCATATTTCTAATATCATGTTTCATTGAAGGAACATTAAGCGTGTTGCCATCATCATCCTTAAATGGCTCTCCATTTGGTAAGACCCAAACATAAATTCCGTATTCTGCGGTGGACTCAACCGCTTCTACACCCTTTTTAGTATTATTCATACCACTATGATACCATTTTTACTATTCTGTTGGCAAGTACTGTGGCTGAATTTTACTACTAACTCTACCTGGAAGGGAAAGCACTGGTACAGATGCTGGTGTTACTGCTCCACTTACAACATTGTAATAAGATGAACCATAACTATATTTATATCCAGATGCTCCAGTTACCTTAGTAAACGTAGCAGTATAGGTTACATTTGTAACATTATACAAAAATACTGAATCTGGATCTAATGATGTAACTTCATATAAATAAAAAGCTGATCCAGTACTTATTAAGATTAGGTCTCCTTGCTCAATATACTTTGTACCAATTTTTAGTTTTGAGTTATTTATTGAATTATTGCTGTAGTTTAAATCTTCAAAAATAAGATTTACGTTAGCATTTACCTTGGCTGGCATATTTGTAGTTAGGGTAATTTTTGAATAATCATCAAAGTTTGTAACTGTACTAACTGTGTAGTCTGATGTAACTCCATTAATAGATATAAGTTTTGAACCTGCCAATATATACTGGCTATTTGAAATAATCAATGTATTTAAGGCATCTGACTGATCCACCGTGGTTTTTTCAAATGTTGCATTTCCAGAACTTACCAAATAGGATACAGTATAATTATTTACTAAAGATGATCCAGAAGCAAGGGCGGAATACAAAGAACCACCTGTTGTACTAGGAATAAAGTAATCAATAGATATGGAGCTAAAGTTTTCTATGGTTTCATTATTTGTGTCTCCCAGTTTAAACTTAGAATCTGCAATTACCCTATAATCTGATGGAACTTCTCCAATTACCAGATTATAAAGGTTTGACAGTAAATCATTGTCCGTAAGCTTTTTATCAAATATCATAAGCTGGTCAACATAGATTTCATTAGCAATTCCAGTTTCTGAACCCAGAATAATTTCTGTTGGATTTGAAGAGTTAATAACAACAGGGTCAGTAAACACTAATGATATCATTTGCCACTGGTTTAGCTTTGCCAAAGATGAAGTTGATCCGTTTACATATCTAGTAGCACCAGCCACAGTTGACATTTGACCAGTTGAAGAGTTAATGCTTAACTGTAAACTTCCAATTTTTAATACATTATTTGATACGTCAGTCCCTGTTGGAATATAGCACATAAAGGAAACGGTACTTATTCCAGACGCTAATTGCATCATTCCTGCCGTTCCATCAGTTAGGTCGCTGTCTGCTGTATATGTTCCAGTTGGTTCAAAGCCAGTAAAAACAACATTGTTTCCAGAAACTGAAGATATCGTTTTGTTTAAAAATGCAAACTGATTAGTTCCATTAATTTCAGATACTGATACTTTCTCTCCTGTAACAAAACGATTATTTGCAAGGGTGTAGGTTGCATTTCCACCAGAAACCACAATGTTTGTAATTGGAGAATATTTCTTAACTCCAGTAAAATTATGATTTATTTTTGCATATGAGTCTTTTAACTTAAGACCAGACTTAAATCCATTATAGAAAAATGGCATTTCAATAAGGTCTGGTATATTACATTCATTTGACCTTAAGTATATTCTTGCTGGATTTCCACCCTGAGAAGAGTTATTGTTTACATAATAAGTTGATCCATCAACTTCAAGATTATAGGAGAACAATCTAAAGTAATTAAGATATGGTGGTTGATCTACCAGATCATCAGTGTTTAAGAAGAACTCAAAGGATAGGGTATCTACTGGATTTGTTACCGCATTTTCTGCTTGGGTAACTTTTTTGTTTAACCAAGAACCAGATGTAATTACTCTATTTGTGTAGTCGTTTGTGTATATCACATTTGGTGTTCCAACAACATCTCCATCAGAAAGAGCTTTTTCGGTTAAAGACATTTTTACTGTTTCAGAACCTGAAGGAGCACCGATCTCTACACGACAAGCACCCGTTGTTTCTGAAAGTGGAGGGCACAAAGACTGTTGATCAACATCTATCTTTGCATATGCATATGATTTAATCTTAAACCTACGCTCTTCACTGTTTGGAGTTGCGGTGTAATAATGAACAAAACTACTTCCTTCAATCTCACTATATGTATCTAGCAAGGTAGCATTATCTGCATGGATACCAACAATTTTTAATAGTTTAGCATTTGATACTACCTTTGATGCATCTGACTCACTAATATTATCTGAATCAAACCAGAGGGCTTCAGAACCTACTCTTAAGTATCCTGCTGGAATATCTGGAAGACTAATTGTGGATGATATAGCACTTGCATTTGTTACTGGAAGATAGAATGCCTTTGAGGTTCCATTAAGAACCTTATAGTATCCTATGTAAAAGTTTTCTGATGGAAGGTTTGTAAATAATGTTTTTGGAGTTGCTTCTAAAGATGAAGATACTTTTAAGTCTGAGTTAGCATCAACATAGAACTCAATATAGTTATTTGATCTTTTTGACCCAATAGACATTAATACCTTTTTACCAGATGACGGTGCTGTTAATGAGGTATCAAACTTTAATGCCCATCCCCCCAAAGAGTCTGGAATAATAGAACCTATGTTTTCAATCTGAAGATATGAACCTTCTTTAAAAGAGTATCCACCTGAAGTAAAAAATAGGCTATCAGATATGTTGTAGTTTTCTGCAAAAAATGTTTCTGGTATTTGTTTTTGTTTAATTGTCAGAGAGCCATCCTGGATTAAACAATTATCTGCATCTGTTATACTCCATCCTGATCCAGGACCCATATCATATCTTGTTAATGCTTGTTGGCTGTCCATAGAAAAATTATAAAATACTCCAGAGTTATTATTTATAAACTCTGCAGGTATGCTGTATCCACAACCATAAACAAAATGCTTTAAGGCTCTTTCTCTTGGCAAAGAATAAGAATATAAAGATACGCAGTCAAACTGGACATTTGCAATGCCATCAGGTTTTTCAAAATAGAAAAACTCATCTCCAGCGTCATATGCTGGGAATAAAGAGTCTGGGTCAGATATGCTTTTTGTTTTGCTTACACCATTTACAATAAGAGATATTGAGGTTGGAGAATACTCTGCAACAATATGAAGTGGTTTATTTATAGAGTCTATTGGGCAGGATACCTCATAATACCTACCAACTTTCCCAAGTCTAAAAACAACGTAATCATTCTTTAAATAAATAGCTGTCACATAGTCATCTTCTTGAAGCATACCCTCATCCTTTTTTCTAACAATTATTTGCTCTGTAGAAGATGTGGTATTAACCTTTACCCAAAACTCCAGAGATGAAGAATTTCTAGAGTCTTTAATAGACATTTTATCTAAAGACGGAACTGTAAAATATTGACCAGTCTCAAGTTTTATTGACTGTTTTCCACCATACACAATAGGCATTCCTACTGGATTTATAGAAGATGAAGAATATGATCCAGTATAAAATGAGGTTCCTGCACCACTTGAGTATAAAAATCTATCTGGATTAACAAATGAAGATACAAAAGGGTCTTCATTCAGTGACCAAACAGCAGTTGGATTATCTTTTTGTATTAAATCAGAATAGGACATATGGCATCCATTTTATTATACCGCTTTAGAGATCTCGTTTATCTCACAAGCCCCTGCGACACAAGCTAAATCTTGTACGGAAGTTGTTCCATCAAAGGTTTCATAGATTTCAAGCCATTTCCAATCAAGGTCTGCTGGGGTTTCTGAAAGAAGAACTTCATATTCTTCCTTAGTAATTTCCTGATACGGAGCTTGCTGGTAAGTATGATCCGAATAAGGTAAAAATGAAACACCTGACATTTCATCAATATGTTGAAATACCCAAGCACCTACTGCCATCCATTCATTTTCTTTTACAGATACTGTAATAGAAGGCTTATGTTCTGCCCAGTTTCTTTGGTATGTTAACCAGATATCAAGGTGTTGTACGGCAGTTAAATCTTGTCTTAGCTTTGCACCTTCTGGAGCAGCAATAGGAAAAGTAAATACCATAGTGTCGTTTGGCTTCATTACATCTGGTTCATGCTTGATACCCATATCCACCAAGAATGCGGTAATTGGGTCTTTCATGTCTCCACGAATAGTGCGAGCATAGTATTGAGAGTGCCAAGGATGCATTCCTGAGGAGGCGTTAACAAGTTGAGAAACTGTTCCAGATGGCTTTACACAAGAAATAGCTGTTGCTGGATTAATGCCCATTTTCTTTGCCCAAAAATCATTAACCTCTACAGAGTGTAGTCTAAGGTCATCTAACCACTGCGATAGCTTTTCTACGCCCTCAGAACCGTTCAGGACAGGGTGTGAGAGTTGACCTGTAAGTGAGACACCAAGTAATCTTTCTTCCTCACAGTTCTTCTGCCAGATTTTTCTTAGATACTTAAAACGAGTAAATGAAGACTGCACAGTTCCAAGAATTGTGGCAAGTTCTACCTTATCTCTTAGGGTATTTAAATCATCGGTATCTCTGACTACAACTTCTGTCAAGTTGCAGAATTGATAAGGACGAAGGATAATCTCAGAACAAGGGTTTGTTCCAAAATCTACAATTTCTCTACGACCATTTTTTGCTGCAACATTCTGAGCAGCCTGACGACTAAAGATACCACGTTCTCCAGACTTTGAGTCATAAAGTGACTTCCATTCGTCCATAAAAACTTCCATAGTTGGTTTTGTGTTGTATACAGCAGAATTATTTGCCAAAGCACGTTGACCTGAATATTCCCACCAAGAACCAGACTTGGCTGCAGCCATATTACGATCCTCAAGGTCTGACAAAGAAATCATTGCTGATCTACGAACACCACCAACAACAACTACTTCTGCAATCTTACACATAAGGTCATGTGCCTCAAGTGGGGTGAGCTTTCTACCTGCTGCATTCTTAATTGTGTTAACAGAAAACTTAAATAAACGATCTAGTGGGTCTGGACCTGATGCACGACCACCAAATGTTTTTAGACGAGCACCTGCAGGACGTACTCCTGACATATCCCAAGACGGAATTTGACCTTGCCACAAAAGTGCAAGAAGTTCCTTAAATGCTCTAGCCCAACCAGCCTTAGAGTCTTCAACAACAATTACAGAACCTGTTGGCTCAAAGTGTTCGCTAACTTCTGGGAGCTGGGATACATAACGTGACTCAACTGAGTAACCAACGCCAGTTCCACACATAAGAATATACATTGATTCATCAAAAGAACGAAGTGAGTCAACTGGTAGGTAGGCACAGTTATAAATACAGGTGTTATCTCTTTCAAGAGCAGGACCTGCTGTCATAAGACCACGCATAGACGGCATAACCTTTGTCTCTAAAATAGCATTACGAATACTATCTTTAATTGACTGGTCTAATTCAAAGTCGGTGTGCTTCTTTGTAGCTTCAAAAATATAGTTCATATAACGGTCAACCGTTTCATCCCAATTCTCTCGGCGGTTGTCATCTTCTCTCCATCTGGCGTACCTTGTTTTATGTATTACTTGCTGATATGCTGATGGCAAAGAAACTGTCATTTTTTATTACTCCGTCTATTTTTTTTGATTCCCCTAAAGGTGGGGTAGTTACTATTGTACCCTAAATAAGGTTAGTGGTCAACAAGAAATCAGTGTGATATGATTAACAAATGATAACAATTCAGGAATTACACAAATATGGTGAATTAGTTGAGCAAGGCTTTTTACCGCCAATACCTTGTCCCATGAGCACAGAGCACATGTCACCAATTCCTTTTGTTAAAGATGATGAACCTGTTATGTGGTGTTTAGAATGTGACACAAAATTACATTTGGGAGAAAGAAAAATTACACTAATTAAAAAATTAATTGGTAACGTCTGATACTACAACTATTGGACCTTTAAGAATTGTTGAAACAACTCCAGAGTTTACCATCTGAATATCATACTCATAAATCTTATTTCCAGAAAGCTTTGCTGATTCTGTTGCACTTAAAGTTGTAGTTAAAGTTCCTGCTGCAGCTCCAGTTATGGCAAATGTAAAAGAAGCAACTGCTGTTGACTTACCCTTTTCTTTAATCTGTCCAGAAAAAGTATGACCTGTAATGTCATAGTTTGCATTTCCAGAGTCTAGGGAAAGGTTAAATACAAAAGTATCGCCCTTGTAAATCCTAAAAGACTTAAACCCTGGAAGCACTTTATCCTACCACCACTACAGTATATTGTCCTTCGGTTGGGACACTGTTAGTATTAATCGTAATAGCACTTGTGCTGGTGTGCAAAACTTCTGCTTCGACCTCTGCCCAAGGAGTTGTGGACTCAAAGACAGATACTGTAACTGCTCTTGTAGAAAGACTGTGTGTAACAGTAAATGTTTGAGCAGTTCCATCACCAATAGTTGTGCTGTACTTCTTTGTGTATCCGTCAGTTGTAAGCTTTGTTTCAAGTGCAGAAACATCTACTGCAAGACCTGATGCTGTACTCAGGTATGGGTTTGATGCTGCAAGAATTACAGCAGCAGTTATTGTACCTGCTGAAGTTGAGTTATCTGTGTATGAGAAATCAATAGTTCCAGAGTCAGTAAGTGATGTTGAAATAGTATCTTCTACAAATTCTTGTAAAAGAAGAATATCTGATGTGGCATGAGTATGACCAGCTAAAGATAAAGCTGTTACTGTTGCAGCACTTCCACTATCTCCAGGAGTTCCTACATACCAGCCATTTGCTGTTTCATTCCAGTAAAGTGAAGCATTTGTATAATCTCCACGCTCTACTTCAATACCTGCATCTAAAGTTGGGGTACCTGTGACGTTTGAGTTAAGCAAGAACTTATTGTCTTCAACGCTAACTGTTGTTGTTGAGAATGAGTTAATTGCACCAATAATGTCAAGGTCTCCACCTATCTTAAGGTCTCCAGCAATTACTACGTTAGTTGGAAGACCAACTTTTACTGCACCAGTATATGGACCAGATCCAGTTCCTTCAGTAATTGAAATTTCTCCAGTTGTTCCAGCAATGCTTACAACACCATTATTGGTAATTGTTGCTGTAGAACCTTCTCCTGGAGTATGAGATACTCCAATTCCAGTTCCAGGAGAAATTTCTGATACATAGTTTCCAGTTGTATCTGTTCCAAGGGCAATAGTTCCAAGAAGTGCTACTGTACCAGAAGCATTTGGAAGGGTAATTGTTCTATCTGCAGTAGGATCTGTTACAGTAAGTGTTGTTTCATATTCATCTGTAGTAGCACCTTCAAATACAAGAGAAGTTGGTAATGTTACAGTTCCTGTAAATACTGGATTGTTAATTGGTGCATATGTGCTTGAAGCAGTAGATGTTGTTAGATATGTAGAAGAAAGATCTGGAATGTCTGCTGCGACAAGTGATCTAAATGTTGGAATAGCTGCTGTAGATCCAGTTCCTGGTCCAGCAAGCACTCTGTTAACTGCTACTGTATTCCACTCAAAGTCAAGTGTGCCGTTGTATGCTGCTGGTGATCCGCTAACTGCAAATAAGTCTGGGGCTGTTAAAGTAATAGATACAGAAGGAACGTCATCTGTAAATGCAAATGTTTTCCATGCTGAACCGTTATATACTTCTACACGGTCTGGGTTGGTGCTGTTGGTGGTATAGATCATCCTTCCAACAAAATTACTTGTAGGAGCAGTATTATCTGCGTAATCCTCTAATCTAAAATTCTTAGCCTTATTTCCACTAAGGTTAAGATCTACTAAGAACTTCTTCTCAGCCATTTACAATCACCGTTTTTCATAAAAATTTAGCTTAAATAAGCTGTACCACTTATCGCACTATTCATAATAATTATAGCAGTGTTTGCATTACTATAAGCAATATGTGTTTCAACCACATTGTTTCCACTGTCGAATACTGTAATGTTTGGGTAAAAATTTAAGTTATGGTTAATTGTCCAGATATAAAGACCTGCATAAGTACCAGATGATTCAACAAGAGGGATACCAGCCTGTGTATGAACAAACCTTACACCATTTACTGGACTTGCACCAATATCTGGGTAGTCAAGAACTACCGCACCAGTTTTTCCATTTACTGAGGTTACTGGAATAACGACATCTGAAATAGATACATTTACATCCAAAGTTCCTGCAGGATCGGACACATCAATAGTTGTAACATTATCAACACCCGAAAATTGAATGTTTGATAGATTATTGTATAGTACTTCTACTGTAATTGTGTCTGGAGCTGGCATATCTCTATTGTAACATTAAACGCTTCGCCACATTGTCAAAATATTCTGTTACAATGTCATCCCAGCTATATTCTTTATGGATTTTTGGAGCTTGATCATAATACTGTGGCAAAAGGGTCTCAATATTTTTTTCTGTATAAAGCATGGTTTTCACAAGGTCTTCATAGTCTACCTTATACATAAATCCTGGGTGGGCTATGGTAAATGGATTATGAGTCAATGTCGATTTAACCATAAGTTCTCCAACGTATTCTGGATAGTCACACCAACCGCCCGAAACAATACTTGGCATTCCAGTTCCAAGTGTCTGTAATGGAATAAGACCAAAACCCTCACCCCAAGATGGGTAAATAAGAGCGTGGTGTTCTTTAAGAAGCTTAATCATTTCAAAGGAGGTGTAGGTTTCACCAATTACATTAATGTTAGGCTCATTATCAAACTCAGGTAGCTGAACATGCTGATATCCCTTGATGGTAAGAGTTACATCTTTACGACCTGAATATAACTCAAGGAATGCGTTAACTGTGTCATATAGATTTTTGCGGTATGCAGGATATCCAATATGAATAAACTTAATTGTATCTGTAACCTCACGTTCTTGAGGCTGGAATGTCTTGTCAAGTCCGTGTCTAAAAATATGTACATCTTTATCTGTGTATTGTTTAAATACGTCTTTACAAAATTTATTTGGAACCCAAAACTCATCTACAATATCTAGATTTCCTGATTCAATCCAGTTTGAAGGAAATTGTGTTGATTCCCAAGCAGTATATCCAACCTTATAGGATTTTGGATTAATATATTTGTAGTCTTCGGCATGTCCAAAAAATATCTCAAGATCGGCGTTTGGCAAGCTATAACCTACGGTATGTTTAGTCCTTGATAAAGAACTAACAATTCTCATTGTGGCATGACCATAGCCTGTCCAAACCGCATTATTTGGGTTATTAAAACTAACTTGCATTTACTCTACTTTTCTAGTTGCTCTAAACGCTTTTCAATTCTGGCAATAGCATCTTTAATAGATGATCCAGAATTAGGTCTCATTTCATAAGATATGCAAGAAATTTCTGATTCTAAATATCCTAATCTTTCTTGCATTCCAGGACGACCTTCAAATCCTGGTCTTTCTTCTTCTCCGAAATAATCATCTAGGAAGTGTATAAATCTTTTTACAAGCTTTGTAGCTTTATGCAATCCAACACCAATAACTCCAATAGCTGTAACTGTAGCAGCCAGCATCATTAGAAACTCGTTAGGACTCATATTTAATTATACACTCCCACAAAAATTACTTCGAAGAAGTCTTCTTTGCTGTGGATTTTTTAGCTGGTGCTTTTTTGGCAGGTGCAGCTGGTGCACTTGCAGCTTTTACTTTTGGGGATTGAGTTGCAGCCTTAACTACCTTTGTTACTTCGGCAGCAAGTTGGTCAGGAGTTGATTTACCTGAGATGTTTCCAAAAGCGATATCATTCTTGTTAAAGTAGCGGATGGCTACTGGTGCAAGAGCTGCAATTAGAGCATTTAAATACAAATATGGGTCAGTAGTACCAACCATATAAAGAGCAAGTACAGCACCTAAGATTGAACGACCATAGGACTGGATAATTGCAATATGTTCCTTTGATAAAGTCATTGACTTTTCCTTTTCTGTGTTTTATAATATATGTTATATATACGCTATATATAATATATATTAAATATAATTAATATTTTAAATATACTTAATATGTTTAAACCTTAAATATATATAATATTACAATTATAGCGATAAAACTTCTTTCGGTCAATATCTTTCTAAAATTTTTAAGAATTGTTATACAAACTTAATAAATTCTACCTCCTGATCTAATTTTTAAAATGTATCCCAAACTAAAAATTTAAAAATTCGGCGATTTGCGGTTCGGCGGCGAGAACAGAACCACCCATACACGAAAGTCGTGTCTATAGACCTTATAGGGGCTATAATAGGTATCTAGTAAAAAGGACGGCAGCATGGAAAACCAAAATAATACCGAAGAAATAGTTGGCAATGCCAATGACAATATCGGAGAAATATTATATATCATGCTAGGACGAATATATGACCTACTTGTTCTTTTAAATGATGCTAATGGCAAATCAGAAGATGTTTTGCGTATTATGGAATTGCATAAAAATGGAATGCTTATGTGTCCATTGCCTTCATTGAGCATACCTAGTGAATAAGAGCCTTTTTAATTCTTGCTCAGGAATATTTGTTCTTTCTATCTACCCGTTTTTTTAAAATCATTAATTTCGATAGCTTTAGGTTTCTTTTCATCTGGAACTACCTTTTCAATCGAAATAAGTAGCATTCCATCAACAAGATGAGACTCTTTTGTAACCATATGTTCAGCTAGAGAAAATGTTCTTGTAAACTTTCTACCAGCAATACCTTTATGTAGATATTCACCATCTGTATCTGGAAGTTCTCCAACTACCGTCAAATTACCATTTTCTTCAGTAATGGTTAGGTTTGATTTGTTGTATCCAGCTACTGCCAATTCAATGATAAAGTTGTTCTCATCTACTTTTCTGACGTTATATGGAGGAAATGCTGTCGCATTTGTCTTTGCTAGAGTTTCTAGCTTTGGGAAAAATGTATCCCATCCGATCATATATGGGTTATTTGCCCATGTGTTTAGATTATTCATATTTTTTGCTCCTTTTAAGCGAGTTAATTTACATCCCCCTAAGGCAGATGCATTCTTATATTTTACCCCGATTTTTATTTAAGTTATCTAAAAGTTATATAAAAGTTACCTAATTGTTATATTATATTTTAGCAAAATGTTAATGTATTTTTTCTTATTGCAAAGTCTTTGCAAGTCCTATTTTGACAAAATGTGAATGATATTTTAATTTGTATGATACGGATTATAAATAAACGAATACAAGAAAAGTTAGTGAGCACATACGGTTAAGAATATTCAAATCCTAGATCACTAGCTCTTTTAGCAAAATATTCACCCTACCAGGAACTAGCTCTTTTGATAAAAAATTCACCTGTGGATAACTTGTGTATTATTGTTAACCTATTGTTCATCTAACACACCCCCCAATGTCCCTAAAATGTCAGACCTATCTGATAGGTTTATCTTATAAACAAGGTTAAGTATGAGCCTAGCAAATAAGCCCGCAAGGGATGAGCCTAGCAAATAAGACTAGCCACTAACGAAAGGCAACTCTATGAATGAGTTAGCATTAGAGAACATCACTAAGACCAAGTGTCTTGAGTGTGGCGATAGCCTGACCTCTTGGGAAACAACGGGCTATTGCATTATCTGCGAGCCTGATGAGTATGACGTGTAAAACTGTCAGACCTCTCTGATAAGGTAATACCAACAACAAAGAAAGGTGGGTAATAATGATTTACTTACACTTAGACCCCTTTGACGGGTTGCTATGCGGTTGTAATGACTTTGCATACATTCGTGAGGTTAATACCTCAACAGATGAGCAGACTGATTTCTGCGATTATTGCTGTGTCAAGGCGTTTGGTATGCTTGATGACTTTGAGAGAAATGAGTCATACCTATGATTGACGCTATAACCGCACCATTCGCATCTCTCTATGACTTGATAATGAACATCTTTATCTTTCTTGTTGTAACGGTTATCTTAATGATTGTCTTACCGATTATCGCTGTACCGTTTCTTATAAAGATGTTAGCCCTATGGGTAGGTAAGTCTATTGCTAAAGAATTAAAAAAGGTTGCGATAGAACTAATTAAAGAATTAGAAAAAAACAAAACACAAATAGAAAAGAGTAAGTATGTTTAACTCATTAGTAGTAATTGTTGACGGTGTTAAGTATGTGTATGAGTGCCATAGTTATAACCGAGCATTAGAAATACTTGCAGGGCAGTATGAGGTAAGCCCTCGCATTGACTCTTTTGAGTTAGTCTAATCTTGTGGGGGTGTGATCCAAGCACCCCCACGCACGACACTCCCGAACGGGGCGACCCTGTGGATAACTAGGCATTAAGTATATGTGACGTAACTCACTGAAATTATGGCGTGTCTAATTAGGAAATGTCAGACCCCTATGGTAAGGTGAAACTATGAATCAGACATTAAAGAAACTAATCGAATACATAGCCCCTAATGGTGCATTTGTATCTGCCCTTGTTACCTACCACATTGGTTGCGGTACTTGTGAGGTTGCCTATGCCAAGTCAAGTGTTACCCGTCATTGGGAACACTAAAACTGTCACACCCCTATGCTATGGTAATACCATAACAACAAACGAAAGGCTATTCAATGAATGAACTAGCACTAGAACAAATCACTAAGGCTACCTGCCTAGTGTGCGGTGATAAGTTAGCACCGTTTGAACTATCCAACTCTATCTGCATTATGTGTGAGGACTAATTATGTTGATGTATGTATCTCTAATAATCTTAGTTAATGTTGTCGCTGGGCTTAGTGCTTATGCGTATGTTGCAATAAAGGAACTAAAGTCTAGTCGTGCTATGTGGCAACAGGCTTACACGTCATTGGCTATTGAGATGGAATTAAACAAATGAAAATCTTTGTAGCAATCTTATTGCTGTTGTTATTCTTTGGTGCACTATCTGGTGATGGCAAGGGAAGATACTAACCACCACCCCCGAAAGGGGCGACCCCAAAGCTGGGCAAATGTCAATTACGACACGCCCGAAAAATCACTGAAATTATAGGGTTTCGCTACCAAAAATGTCAGACCCCTATGCTATGCTAAAGGCATACAAACAAACGAAAGGTTTTCACTATGAGAACACTAGATACAGAGAAATACATTCAAGCCCACAACGATTTGGGGCGTTTTAATTATCCGCTTTCCTATGACACTCGTCTAGCGTATGTTTCGCTATCTGCAATTCTTGCGGAATGCATTAACCAGAGATTAGGATTCAATCAGATTCAAAGTATGATTGACGAAATGACCAAAGGCGAACAAGCCCTACTAGAAAGGTTGTCACGATAATGACACGCAAGGACTACATTCAAATAGCAAAAGTTCTAAATAGCAATCTAACAGATTCTAACTATGAACTAATTGAAAAACTAACAAAAGATTTTTCTGTAATTCTAAAAGCAGATAATCCAAACTTTGATAACTACCGATTTGAAAGTGCTGTGATGAACTAATGCTAAAAGAGTTTATTGGTCTTGAGTGTGTTGCGTGTAAAGATAAAATGAACTATGACTACCCAGCATTTTATCCAACGTGGTCAGATTTCTATGACAACATTGTGTGCGAGGATTGCGACAACAAAAATAAGAGAGCAGGATTTTAATGAACAGTTTTTATTCTTGGGTTTTAATTTTATCCCTAACAAGTTTTATTTATTTGCTAGTGGATAGATACACCGACTAGGCTTGACAAAGCCCCCGAAAGGGGCGACCCCAAGATCGCCCCAGATCAATTACGACATTAAGATAATAGTCACTGAAATCACTGAAAAATGTCAGACCCTTATGCTAGGATGAAATCATCATCAACCGTTAGGAAAAAAATGTATTCATTTCAAGATGTTGACTTTGCAACCGAAATCCTTTTGGATGAGGTGTTTGCCTTTGATGAAGGTCTTGAGCAGGAGTTCGAACTAGATGACGAAATGCCTGAAGACGCAGGTATGGAAGGCTATCTGTTTGGTTGGGACTCATAGCCCACCACCCCACGGGGTCGCCCCCCAGTTTTGAAAAACCCTTTTACGAAACACCCAAAATGTCACCAAAATTGTCAGACCTCTATGCTAGGATGATACCATCAACCAATCGAAAGGGACACTATGTTCACTCTACACAACCCAATGAAAGTGATGAACGAGAACTATGTCGTTACATCACACCCTTGCCCAATGTGTGGCGATACCGTAACTGTCAGAATTACATCTGATAAGTTATTTGCATACCGTCAAGGTGCTTATGCCCAAGACGTGTTGTCTGCCTATGATGCTGACGTGCGTGAGCGTTTCATTAGTGGAGTGTGTGGAGTTTGCTGGACTGAAATGTTTAGCGATGCTGACTGGGATGAGGAGTAAAAATGTCAGACCTATCTGCTAAGATAAATCCTATGATGAAATTACCTGCAAGCCCTGAGCAACTTAGGGCAAGACTAGAATTGCGTAGGAGTAACGCTTCTGCCAAACACCGTAACAAAAAGAAATACACCCGTAAGTCAAAATACAAAAACCTACTAGGAGAATAAAATGGGACTAAACTTCGCAACCGAATTATCCGCTATGGATACTATGCCTATGGAACAGCAGATTAACCTGCACTTGCAATACAATTTCTATCCACCAATTCCGTCATCTATGGTACAGCCCTGCGTTGATGCCATTAACGCTTATTGGAATGAGGACATCTATGCAGAAATAGAAATGCCTCAGGGAGTTTATTATCGTGGAATGACTACTGCACCTGCTCACGCTATCGTTGAGCAACACCGCCTAGACTCTTGGCTTGAATCAGACGAATACTATGAAGATGAGGAATTTGATGTTTAACTTTAACGACATAGCCTGTAAAGATGTAGACACAAACTTATTCTTTAGCGAACTAAAGTCTAAGGTAGAAAAAGCAAAAGCAATCTGCAACTCTTGCCCTGTAAAGTCAGAGTGTTTAGAGTTTGCATTGAATGACGGTATCGAGTTTGGTATCTTTGGCGGAGTCACCGCAGACGAAAGGAAAGCACTTGTTTCAAACTAATCTAATTGTAAACTTTACTAACGGAGAATCTAAAACCTATTTAGACATACACCCTGACCAACCAATGTTTATTGAAAAAGAAATGCTGACGTTAGAAACACTAGACGGTGAAATGATTTGGTACATACCAGCCGTTTCAATAATTGACTACTACACAGAATGCGTGAGGACTGCCTAATGAATACAAAAGAACTTTATCGTGAGCAAGAATTTTTTTGCCTGGGAGAAATTGAAGAGTGGGTTAGACGTGACTACTATGGTAACGATCTTAAAAGTTTAGTAAACGTATTTCTTGAAATGCGTTACACCGCAAACGAATGGCTTGACCGAGCAAAAGAAAATGGAATCGAAATACCCAAACATTGGACAGAGGAGTAAGCCAGGTTTGAAAGCTGGGGGGCGACCCATTTTTTTGGATTTGTCAAGTTACGACATTAAGAAAATAATCACGGAAAACACTAGAAATTGTCAGACCTTTGTGGTAATGTAGTCACATAACCTACTAAGGAGAATAAATGTCAGAATTACTGATAGACCTATTTGAGGGTGTCATTGATGAGCAAGCCCTTGAGAAATTGTCTAAAGAAGAATTAGATGCAATTAACAAAATGCTAACGGAAGCAGGTTACTAAAATGGGTGCAAGAATTAATTTTGTATTTGATGATGGAACAGAATCATTAACCGTCTTGTATTCACATTGGGGTGAATCTACTTGGGAAGATGATTTAGTTGGTGCTTTAGTACACGCACAACCACGTCATCGTGACTATTCATACTTTACCCGTATGGTTATTTCACACTTAATTCAGGAACACATTCTTGATGAAACAGGCTTTGGTATTTATTCTATTGCCCGTTCAGAAATTACAGAACTACTTGACAGGGTAGTTGTATTAGATTTAGTAAATGATTTACTTAATGATTTAGACAATAACAATTCAACACCACTCTATGGAAAGGTATTTGCATAATGGCTATGATGAAAACAATAGAAATGATTCTAATGGAAAACCACCCTGATGGAATTTATAATGAAGATGATGTATGGGAAGCAATCGCAGAAGCAAATGGTATGGACTATTCAGAAATAGCAGATGGAGATTTAACAGAATGGCTATAAAATTATGTAATAATTGTGGGGACACAGTGGCTAGTCATAACCTGTATGGGTGCTGTGCCGAACCATTAGAGTCTAGCCTGTCTTGCGGTAACTCTTACCGTAAGTGTATGGATTGTGAGGGGTAATGAGATTATTTAATCGTAAACCAGTTGAAGATACATTTACTAAGTTAGATAGACTAATGAGTGAAATGGCATCTACAGAAACATACGTTGCATACCTCCGTGAAAGGGAGGGTATGTAATGGAAATCTTCTATGGTATTATCTTAGTGCTTTTGGTATTAGGTGCTGTCTCAGGGGTAGCAGTTTTATCAGATAAATATGAGAGTAGAGATAATGAATTATAAGTACGCAGATAAATTAATTGGCTACCAGCTAGAGCCTGGAGACCTAATCATATTTGATGAACTAGAAGAGCCAGTGCAAATTAAAAGCATTGATATTCTTCAAGATGGTTATCAGGTAAACTACCTAGACGAATGGGATGAAGAGTTACATAAGTACATAGGTGAAGAAGATATTGTTGATCTATATGTCTATGATGAGGACTGAAGGGTCGCCCCATTTTTTTGGATTTGTCAATTACGACACTCCGAAAAAATTCACTGAAATATTTGTAAAAAACTATTGAAAATGTCAGACCTTTAGTGTATAGTAGGTACTACAAACAAGGGAATAGTCCCAAAACAGAAAAGAGAAGCAAATGGCTAAACTAACTGCCCCAACTGTTGGCTCACAGTTCACAACCGCTAAGTCTGGCGTGACTGGAGAAGTCAAGGAAGTAATCAAGAACCAGACAGGTTCCTTGCGTATCCGTCTTGATGTAAATGGTCAAGACCGTTGGACTACTGTAACTAAGTAGTTTTAGTTATGGGGTCTGGCAAAACTGTCAGACCCCTATGCTAAGATTATTTTAATAACCACCTACTAATAAGGAGAACCAAATGGGACTAGACATGTATCTTCGTGCAAGCGAGTATGTATCACGCAAGGACTGGACTCGTGATGAAAATGGTGACATTATTGACACCCCTAATTCATTGTTTCACGAAATTGTTGAAAAACTTGAATTAGAAAATGTAATTGACGATAATGGTTTTGCTGGAATGAGCATTGACCTACCTATGGGTTATTGGCGTAAGGCTAATCAAATCCATAACTGGTTTGTAAATAACTTAGCAGATGGTGTTGATGAATGTCAGCCAATCGTAGTTCGCAGGGAAGATTTAGAACAACTAAAAGAAACCTGTATTGAAGTAATTGCAAACCCAGAAAGTGCAGAAGAATTATTGCCAACAGGTTCAGGATTTTTCTTTGGCTCAACAAGTTATGACCAATACTACTTTGGTGACTTGCATGACACTATTGGTATTCTTAACAAGTGTCTTGAAAGTAAGTTTGATTACTTTGAGTACCAAGCATCTTGGTAGTAGGTTAAACCGAAACCAAAACCTGCTACCGCCACGCAGGTAAAATAAAGGGGACAGTCCTAAGCACCATACTCAGACTATAAACTGCTTCACTGGTCTGGTGGCTCAGTTGGTTAGAGCACCGCCCTGTCACGGCGGAGGTCGTGGGTTCAAGTCCCATCCAGATCGCAAGAGCTGGGG